ATTAGCAAAAGTGCGCATTTTGGAACCCGCGGCTTTTTTTGAGCAACTTTATATTGCCGACCAAGAGATTAACGACCGTGGCGTACTTATAGACCGCGTGTTAGTTGACGCTGCCGCCCGATTTGATGAGGAATACAAAGCCGAACTATTAAAAGAAGCACAGCAGCTTACCGGCTTGGAGAACCCTAACAGCCCGGCACAGATTAAAGCATACCTGCGGAGAGAAACAGGCATGGGCGTTACATCACTTGATAAAAAGAACCTTGACGAAATTGAAGCATCGTTAAAGTATTACCCTAAAGCCCAAAAAGTGTTAGCCCTGCGGCGAGAAATGGGTAAGACATCCAACAAAAAATACAACGCTATGCAAACGTGTGTATGCACTGATGGGCGCATACATGGGCTGTTGCAATTCTGCGGCGCGGCGCGTACAGGCAGATGGGCCGGTAGATTGGTGCAGGTGCAGAACCTGCCGCAGAACCATTTGGCGGATCTGGACTATGCGCGTGAGTTGGTAAAAGCTGGAGATTTGGAAGAATTTGAACAGAACTACGCCAATGTGACGCAGGTATTAAGTGAACTGATACGCACCGCTTTTGTAGCTGCACCCGGTCATATATTCCATGTTTGTGACTTTTCGGCAATCGAGGCCCGCGTAATCGCATGGGTAGCCGGTGAAAATTGGGTGCTTGATGTATTCCGCAACGATGGTGATATTTATTGCGCTACAGCATCGCAGATGTTCGGCGTTCCTGTAGAGAAGCACGGAAGCAATGCGCACCTGCGCCAAAAGGGTAAAATCTCAGTATTGGCGTTAGGCTACGGCGGCGGTGTTGCGGCACTGGATGCTATGGGCAGCTCAAAGTTAGGGCTAACCGAATATGAGAAAAATGAAACGGTTAAACTGTGGCGCAGGTCAAACCCGAAGATTGTAAGACTTTGGAAAATTATTGAAAAAGCCGCTATAACCGCCATCAAAACTCACAAAGAGGTAGTAATACATCGTGGTATTATTGTCGGCTTCCGATGGGGTATGCTCACCATTACCCTGCCCTCGGGACGCACCATCTGTTATCCACGCGCCGTAGTTGGCACAGAGTATAACGATGGATGGAGAGGCGACCATGACATAATAGAATATGAGGGGCTAAACCAAACCACAAAAAAATGGGAAAAAATACGAACCTATGGCGGCAAACTGACCGAGAACGTGGTTCAGGCTATAGCACGTGACATTTTGGGTATCGTGATACTCCGCGCACGGCGTGACAATCTACCGGTAGTTTTCCACATCCATGATGAGATAGTAGTGGAAGCCCCGATGGACAGACCACTGTCTGATGTGGTAGCCTTATTCAGTGAGCCGATAGAATGGTGCCTAGATCTGCCCCTGAAAGGTGCCGGGTACAGCACACCTTATTACCTCAAAGATTAAAATAACTATGGAACTGAAATTTTATCGAACATCCCTTACTGGTGGCGACGAAACCGCACCCTACGATGTTACCGTAAGCCAGCCATGCACCTTATCGGAGTTAGTTAAAAACATACTGACCCGGCGAGAATGGGGTTATATCACCTACGGCAATTATAAAATAGAATATCGGTACGATGAGTGCGAGCCGATACCGCCGGAAATCGCAAACACGCCTGTACCACGCAAAATATTTGCTTCCGGAGGATGGAGCCGCATGGATTATGACATAAAAACCATAGGAACGCCGTAGAGCCACAGAGATAACAAACATAGTAAAACATACACCGGAATAGCAAAACGCGTTTAAACGCGATATTTCGGAATGATTTAACATTTATTTGCAACACAACAATGGAAGAAAAGAAAATAACAGCCGACAAAGGCTTCAATAAAGACAAGACACCCCGATTGAACCCAATCCCCGCCAACACCGTAGTCCACGCCCCGACCGAGAAAGAAGCCAAGGAGCTGCTTGCCATCCTGTATGACAATGGGTATAAGTGGAAAAGCAGCGGCTCAATGACGGATACACATGGAGATGGCACGATATACAATCTCAACATAAACGAAAGAACAGATGAACGAGCCTATGAACATTGCGTGTCTCTGACTACAGCGAGCGGAATTTCCCTCGCCGACTTCAAACACCTGTATTGTGTGGAGGAGAAGCCTCAGCCGAAGTTCAAACCGGGAGATAAAGTAAAAATCTCTGTACCGACAAGTGAGTTCCTGAACAAATACAATGGAACCATAACATATGTATTGGAACGGCAAATGAGAGGCGACGGCGTAGAGGGATGGCTTACCGAGCTGAGTACGGCTTATGTGTTCAAAGATGAATGGCTCGAACCATACACCGAACCCGAAACAAAACTGACCAAAGATAAGGAAACAAAAGGGAAACACAATTTATCTCAAAATTCTGCTGAAAAATGCGATAACAATGATGCTATCTCAACTGATGAGAAAAAAGAGCTGAACCTATGCGAGCTGCTCAAAGGGCATGAGGGAGAATATTTATATGTCCCTATTTGTGGAACTGAAATAGAGCTGAAAAAAATTCGCAACACTTTCATTGTATTCAATCTTGACAAAGAAGAAGGTTGCACAATAGAGTGTAACCGCAAAGGACAACAGTGTATAGGTACGATTGATGATTGCGGAAAGTTCTCTGTTATAAGCTACCCTAATGGGCATTGCATGGTATATCCCTCCCGTGCCCTCTACGAGCAATACCCGCTCGACCCTTACACAGCATGGATGAAGTGGAAGGAGGAGCAACGCACCTATGAAATCAATATCTCCATAGATTATTGCGAGAACTTCATGGGTGTAGTTGATGCTACTACACTCACTTTCCAAACCCCCGCTGACCGCGACAAGTGCATTGAAGAAATCAACGCAGTAATCAAAAAATATAACAAGAAATGAATATCAATAATATTATCGGCAAAGGGACATGGGAGCGCAATCCTTGGGTGTTTGTTTACGATTTTTGAACGACTTGTGAAATGATAACTGATGAAATGCCATTACATCAAGGTCAAAGGCGTTGGCAAAGTCCTTATTCCGGAGTGCATGGCGGTCGCAATCAGTGGTGATATTGCCGATTGCACTTGTCCGGACATCCTTACAGAGGCCGAATTTGAGCGGAAGAGATATAAAGATGTTGTTGACAGGATTAAAAAGGAAATTGCCGAACTGAGAGCAGAGAATGAAATACTTAGAAATGGTTATATCAAAATAATAGAACGATGAAAATTGGGCTTATCGATGTTGACGGTCACAACTTCCCGAACCTTGCGCTGATGCGTATATCGGCGTGGCATAAAGTGCAAGGCGATGAGGTGGAATGGGCAGACCCGATGTTTGGCGGACGATACGACCGTGTATATCGCTCAAAAATTTTCACGTTCACGCCTGATGATACAACACCGTGGTATTGTGAGGTAGTCAGCGGAGGTACAGGGTATGACATAAAAAGCCGTTTACCTGTTGAAATTGAACAATCAACTGCTATGGATTATTCTCTTTATCCTCAATATCCGTTCTCAATCCAATTTTTCTCCCGAGGTTGCATCCGTCATTGTCCATTCTGCCTTGTACATGATAAGGAGGGAACGATACATCCGGTAGAGCCTTTGGAACTCAACCCAAACGGCAAGCACATAGAGGTGCTTGATAATAATTTCTTTGCAAATCCTGAGTGGAAATCAGCAGTGGACTATCTGCTTGCTCAAAAGCAAAAGGTCAATCTGCATGGAGTTGACATTCGCATCATGAATGAAGAACAGGCACATTGGCTAAATAAACTGCCTTTATATAAAAGCGTGCATATAGCCTGGGACATACCGCAGATTGATTTGACTGATAAATTACGCGAGGTAACACGCTACATCAAGCCTTGGAAACTCATGTGCTATGTGCTTGTCGGTTTCAATTCATCCATTGAACAGGACATGTACCGGATAGAGCGTCTGCGTGAATTGGGTATCAAACCTTACGTAATGCCTTACAGAGATTTTGAAAACAAGGAGAAGCCGAGTCAGTACGCAAAAGACCTTGCGCAATACGTGAACAAGCCGATGATTTTTAAGTCATGCAAATTTGAGGATTTCTCACCTCGTAAAGGATTTAAATGTAAAACATACTTAACCAAACAATAATGAACACCCCAATTATAGACCCCTCGACCCTGTGCGAGAAGCAGAGAGAAGCAATTGAAGTAGAGATAACCATTAAACCGAAGAAGATATGAAGAAAATAGCAATCATAACCGCATTGACGCTTATATTGTGCGGTTGCGAGCCAGTGCAAAAACGCAATGAAACAGTAAAAGTTATTGCTGTGGAGAAACAGTCCGTAACGAGCGGAAATAAAGATAACTTCTCTACACACATCTATTGGCTGATCAATACAGACAAGGGAACTTTTCAAGTTGAGACATCAGGCTTGTGGGCTTGCCCTGAAGCTGCGAGTCTTAAGGTAGATAGCACATACACTGTAACTATAAATGGATTCTTTAAATCTTCGTTTCTTGGTGTTTATCCATTCATAACAGAAATAATATAGTAATGACCGACCGTGGCATCTACCTGCGCGACATACTGGTGGACGAGAAATACTATACCAAGAACACCGTCCTACGCAACCTACTCAGGCACAAGGAGCGAAACGAGCGCGAGGGTCGAGGCTATTAAACATATATTTTCATTTTTGCCTGACCGCTTTAAACAGTAATAACTATGGCGACAACCATATTACGTTTTAGAATATCGCGCACCGAGATGCCCGGCGTGTTTGCGCTCATGGAAGCCGAGGACACACCGCTGTGTGAGCTGCGCATTAAAAAAATTAATACCGGCGTGCGCGAAATCGGGATAACAACCGACGAAGCAAACGCAGATTATTTCCGTACCGCACTGGAGGGCGTGACAAATGGATAAATTAAAATTTGACTTTGATTTAGACATTGCTACAGCCCACAGCCGTCTATCGAAAAAATGGCGTAACAAGTCATGGAAGTGGAGCGACATTTTAGCCAAGTGCGCCGAAACCAAGCGCACCGGCGAAAGCGTGCGCGAGTATCTGCGCATGAGCCGCGAGGAACAAAGTAGCGTCAAGGACGTTGGCGGTTTCGTGGGCGGCTATCTATCCAACGGCACACGCAAAACCGCAAACGTGCTATACCGCACGCTGGTTACGCTCGATATAGATTATGGCACCGCCGACGTATGGGACGACTTTACCCTAAATTTCGACTGCGCCGCTATGATATATAGCACCCACAAGCACACGCCCGAAAAGCCGCGTTTGCGTTTGGTGCTTCCGGCTAACAGGCAAATGGCACCGGCCGAATATGAGCCGGTCTGCCGATACTGGACTGCGCGTATAGGTATCGAACTTTTCGACCATACCACATACCAGCTGCCGCGCCTATTCTACTGGCCCAGCACCAGCCGGGACGGTGAGTATATTTTCGACTATCAAGACGGGCCGGCCTTTGACGTTGACGAAGTGCTGGCGACCTATCGAAACCCACAGGACGTTAGCGAGTGGCCTATGTCGAGCCGTGAGGGTGACGTACTGGCGCATGAGATACGAAAGGCTGGCGACCCGACCGAGAAGCCAGGACTAATTGGGGCTTTTTGTCGCGCCTACACTATCGAGGAGGCCATAGAGAAATTTTTGCCGGATGTGTACGAAAAGACTGCCAGCGACGGACGATATACATACAAAGCCGGAAGCGTTGCCGGTGGGTGCGTCACATACGAAAGCAAATTTGCATTCTCGCACCATGACACCGACCCGGCAAGTATGAAGCTGTGCAACGCCTTTGACTTGGTGCGCATACATAAGTTTGGCATAGAGGACGAGGGTACAAAGGTAACTGACATTACCCGGAGGCCCTCATATCTCAAAATGCAGGATTTTGCCGCCGCTGACAAGGCAGTGCGTGTGCTGCTCACAAAGGAAAAGATAGCGGAAGCGGATAGCGACTTTGATAGCATCAACATAGCCGAAGCACCCACCGAGGACGCTAACACCGACTGGATGGAAAATTTGGACTACGACCGCAAAGGCAATATCAAGGCAACACCTAAAACTCTCAGGATGATTATGGCCAACGACCCGAATTTTAAAATGGTGAAATACGATCTTTTCAGCCAAAGGGATGTAATCACCGGCGGTGTGGAGTTTCAAGGCACACACGGGTTCTGTGATATTGACGATACATCGTTGTCGCGTATGGCTGGTTACCTGTCCGAAATGTACGGCATAGAGATGTCAATAAACACGATGACAGATAAGCTGCTCAGATATACGGCCACAAGCAGAGCTTTCCATGCGGTAAGGGATTTCATCACACGCGAGAAATGGGACGGAATACCAAGAGTAGAAACCGCACTTATAGATTATCTGGGCGCGGATGATACGCCGCTGAACCGAGCGATAACCCGCAAATGGTTTGCCGGGGCCGTTGGGCGTGCGCTTGATATTGATCCTGAAACCGGAGAGGGCATAAAGTTTGATTACTGTTTGGTATTGTTCGGAGAACAAGGTACAGGGAAAAGTACTTTTGCCGAGATCCTGGCCAATAAATGGCGCGGTTCCATCTCTTTGACGGACAAGAAGAAAGAACAGTGCGAGACTCTGCAACGGTCATGGATTGTTGAAATACCGGAGCTGAAAGGCATGAAAGGCGCCGATATGGACTCCATAAAGGACCTGATAACAAGCCGTTCCGATGATTTCAGGGAAGCGTATGCGAGAAAGTGGAACAAAAACCCACGGCACAGTGTGCTTATCGGTTCAACCAACAACGAACATTTCCTGAAGGATACGACAGGAAACCGCCGCTTTTGGGTAGTCAAGGTGACAGGCGGTGAGGGTGTGGCCGGATGGGGCGCACGCCTGCGGCGAGAAATCGGGCAGATATGGGCCGAGGCATACACCATCTATAAGGCAGGTGAGCCACTGATGTTGAGCGATGATTTAGAAAAGCAGATGAGGAATTACGCCGAGAACTTTAACGAGGTCATGGGCGACCCATTCCGCGACTATCTGGCCGACTGGTTGGCTATACCGCTGCCGGCTGACTGGGAAACATACGAGCCAGCCAGACGAGCTGCATATTACCGCAATTATGACCCATTGGCCCCGGAGGGCGCGATAGAGCGCACACGGGTAGCCATTCATGAGATAGTGACCACATGCCCCTACCCCGGCATTACGAAGTACAGCCCACAACGCATAGGGGCCGTGCTTAAATCGCTGGGCTGGGAAAAACTTCCGGGGCAAAAACGATTAGGGGGTTACAAAGGCGGGACAGATAGTAAAAATATCAAAGCCACTTTTTACCAAAAGTTACAATCCGTAACTGAGGAGGTGGTTACAGATGATATTTGACCACCAATGTAACCACGATTTAAACCACCGATAAAACATTGACAGTCGGTATGTTATGACAGGGTGGTTAAAGTGGTTACTAAAATTACTATAAGTTTTAAAATATAAATATATGAAGAATAAAGTAACAAATCGTAAGCACATAACGCATAATACGGGGGTCGCGCGTACGCGTGAGGATGTATCCACCTTAGCCACTCTATTAAAATGTCCAACAATCGCCATATTTCAAAAGGATATGAGAAAGCAGAATTTGACCCGCATAACCAACCATGCCGAAGTGTCGGAAAAGTCGATAGAAAGATATTTGGTTGAAAAGGCCAAGGAGCATGGCCTGCCCTGTCTCAAATACTCTAACCCGAACATGGCAGGCTACCCTGACCGCCTGTTAGTGCTTCCGGGGGCAAAAGTGGTTTGGGTGGAGCTGAAAAGCAAAGGGTGCAAACCCGATATGCGCCAGCAGATACGCCACCAGGAATTATCACGTATGGGGCATGAGGTTAGAGTGATTGACAACAAAGCTGACATCGACAAACTCATGATTTCACTGATATGATCTATAAACCATACGACTACCAAAAACGAGCAACCCAATTTGTGATGGATCACCAGGAATGCGGTTTGCTTTTAGACATGGGACTGGGCAAGAGTGTGATCACACTCACAGCGATACAGGAACTTATCGACGAGTGCGAGATCACCAAGACACTTGTAGTGGCACCTAAAAAAGTGGCTGAGACCACATGGAGCACAGAGGCGGCGAAATGGAACCACCTGCAGGGGCTTAGAGTGGTCAAGGTCATGGGTACGGAGAAAAAACGTAAAATGGCACTCGCTGAAAAGGCAGATGTTTATGTTATAGGGCGTGACAACTTTGTATGGCTGGTAGGTCTATATCGGGGTCAGCTGCCGTTTGATGTTTTGGTTATTGATGAGTTGACCAGCTTTAAAAACTCAAAATCACAGCGTTTCAAGGCTATGCGAGTGGCCCGACCTACAATAAAACGGGTAATCGGGCTGACCGGCACCCCTGCGCCTAACGGATTGATAGACCTATGGGGGCAAATGTACTGCATCGACATGGGCGAGAGATTGGGCAAAAGCATAACCAGGTATCGTGAAACCTACTTTGAAACCCATAGATGGAATAACATAGTAGTGCGTTGCGATGTAAAAGCTGGATGTGAGGACATCATACGCAACCGCATTGCCGACATCTGCCTGTCAATGCAAGCAAAGGATTATTTGCAGTTGCCCGATTTGATAATGCACACCGTATCTGTGGAAATGACACCTGCCACTATGTCTGCGTATAATAAGTTTGAGCGTGAGAAGGTATTGGAGTTCAAACAGGAGCATGAGGACGATCCAGTAAACCTGTTGGCTAATTCAGCAGCCGGGCTTATGAATAAATTAGCTCAATTTGCTAACGGTGCAGTATATGACGAAGATAGAAACGTGCATGAGATACACAGCGAAAAGTTGGATCAGTTAGCCGAGATAGTGGAAGCTGCCAACGGCAACAGCGTATTGGTATTCTATCAATTCAAACACGATATACCGAGAATAGCAAAGAGGCTCAAAGGCTATCGTGTTGCAGTGTATGGGGGCGAGAAGCAGCTATTAGACTGGAACGCCGGAAAGATTGATGTATTGTTGGCCCACCCTGCGAGTACTGCGTATGGCCTCAATATGCAGCAAGGCGGCCACTATATAGTCTGGTTTGGTACTGGCTGGGATTTAGAGTTATTCCAACAGGCTAACGCACGTTTACACCGGCAAGGACAACAGCATCCGGTAACGGTGTACAAGTTGATCGGGGCGCACACAGTTGATGAACGTGCAAGCGCATCACTTGAAAGCAAAAAGGATAGACAGCAGAGTTTGTTGGATAGTCTTAGTTACTTAATACTGAAACATAGCAATGGCAAAGGATAAGGACTACATAAAGCTGATACATACGCCCCGGTGGTTGTATCTGCGGCGTGAGATACTGACGGCCCAACCACTTTGTGAACTATGCCAGGCCGATGGATATATAACACCGGCCACGGAGGTACATCACCGTACACCTGTAGAGCATGGCATAAACTACCGTGAGAAATACAGGCTTATGTACGACCCTAAAAACCTGTGTGCCCTGTGCCATGACTGCCACGTTAAGGTACATACCGAGATGGGACGCAGCGGCAAGGAAGCGACCCGACGACGTAACGCCGAACAGGTGGCCGGGGTGGTCAAAAAATTTTTTGGTGACTGAAAGAGGGGGGGTATTTTTTTAGGGCACCCCGGTAACGCTAAACCTCGCCCCCACCTTTGTTTTTGCGTGAGCGATTTTTTCAATTTAAGCAAATATCAAAATTTTAACAGAATATGGCGAAAAAAGTTAACGAATATAAAAAAGACATCGAAAAGGCACTAAAAGCCGCCGGAAAATACAGCAGGAGTTTGGGCGCACAAATTCTGTCGCTGGCTGGCGCACTGCGCACGCTCGATTTGGCTAACGACGAAATCGACCAACTGGATAGCACCACCATACCGGCTACGTCGCGTTACGGTAACGAAACGCTGGTGCCGCACCCGGTTTTCAAAATTCAAAAGGACGCACAGGACAGCGTAACCCGACAGATGAAAGCGTTAGGGCTGACCGCCGAGGAACTGATCGGCACCGACGAGGACGACCCATTAATAGACCTCACTAAAAAGGTTAAGAACGCCGGGCGCAAAAAGCCTAATATCGTAAAACGTAACACCGACCCGACCGCATGACAGAGGAAGAAAAAGACCTACTAAGACAGGCCAAAAAAGATGTAACGGCGCAACTGGCCGCCGTGCCGATAGCAGATTACCGGCTATGCGAAGTTGACGCACGGCTGGAGCAGTACGTTACGGAAGTCGCACAAAACCCATCTGCGCACAACCTCTACGAGCAGTTAGCGGTTATGCGCTTTTTCCGTATGGCCGACAAATACGGCGTGAACGCGACCGAGGTACAGCGGTTTTTTACCTTATATGAAAATTTGCATTTTCCGGGTAAAACCGGGCTGCGGAAGTACGCACTAACCCCGGTGCAAACTTTCCAGTTTGCCAATATCTACGGCTTTTGGCATGAGGGCCGCCGGGTGGTGCGTGAGGCGATTTTATTTGTGCCGCGTAAATTCAGTAAAACCACGTCGAGCGCATCATTAGCCATCGACGATTTACTGTATGGCGACGCAAACGCCGAGAGCTACACCGGGGCCAACAGCAACGACCAAGCCAAAAAGTGTTTCGACGTGATACGCGGCTGTATGAGAAAATTAGACCCAAAGGAACGACGCTACACGGTTAACGAGCAGACCATAAAAAGCAAGCGTAAAGACCGTAACGCCTTTGCGCAGTGTCTAACCGCTAACGCCCGGACAAAGGACGGTTTGAACGCCAGCACGGTTATTATGGACGAGTTTAGCCAAGCACGCGACAACAGCCTACTAACGGTGCTTACTACGTCTATGGGTGTGCGTGAAAATCCGTTAACCGTGATTATCACCACCGCCAGCGATGTTTTTGAGGGGCCATTTTACGAAATGTTGCAAGGCTATAAATCGGTTTTGCTGGGCGAGTTTGAGGACGACAGCCTATTTGCTCATATCTTTGAGCCGGATTTAGACGACCCCGAAGATGCAGAAGCGACGTGGCGCAAGGTACAGCCGCACATGGGGGTTACTGTCAGCATGGATTTTTACCGACAGGAGTATAAGAACGCCCAGCGCAACGGTGCCGACGCTATGCTGGCGTTTCGTACCAAGTTGCTAAACATCTACGCCGAGAACCAGCGGCGCAGCTGGATAAGTAGCACACTGGCCCGGAGTATCGCCCGGCCTATGCCGCTGGATGCCATCACCGGCCGACCCGACGCTATGGTGGCTATCGACCTGTCGGAAAGTGACGACTTTAGCGCGGTCACTATGGGTATGTACGACGTGGCACGCAAAAATTTTCATTTTCATACGGCGTACTTTTTCCCGGAGGGCGCGTTAGAGGGACACCCAAACGAAAGGATGTACCGCGTATGGGCTGAAAAGGGTTATTTGATTTTGACCGAGGGCGACGTTATCGACTACCGGGCCATCGTAAACTATGTGCTGTATCTTAACAAAGTGGTGCGCATTTTGGGTATCGGTTACGACCCGTGGAAAAGTTTGGAGGTAGTAAATATGCTGGCGGCTTCCGGCGCGGATAACGTGCTGTCGGGGGTCAAACAGACCTATGGCAATTTTACCGCCCCGGTAGAAAGTTTTGAGCATGGGGCGAAAACCGGGCATATCTTTATCAATGACAACCCGATTAACTACTACTGTTTCGGTAATGCCGTCTTAGACACCGACAAACTGGAGAACTGCAAGCCCATTAAACGAAAGCAAACGCAAAAGATAGACGGCGTTATTACCAAACTTATGTGTATGCGCCTTTTCATAGATTATACACGTTAAATAAAGTTAAATATTTTTAACACTAATCCACTATAAGAAAACAAACGAAAAAGAGTAAAACAAAGGAATAAAAAGGAAGATAAACCGCTGTGAACCAAATTTTTAAGTGTGCTAAAATATGAGTATCTTTGCGCATTAGCGATAATGTGTAATGAACTTTTGGCAACATATAGTAAGCTATTTTAAGCGCGAAACAAAAAGCGACGACACCCCCAGCGCAGCACGCACCGGAGCCACGTCGCTTTTTGTATATGGCGACCAAACCGCTATGTGTGTCGCTACCGTATTCCGCTGTGTAAAGCTACTTAGCGAAAGTGTCGCTAACCTGCCGCTGCAATACCTCAAACGCAAAGATGGCATATTTACGGAAGTCAATAACGACCAGCTCGATTATTTGCTGAACGTGCAGCCGGACTATGCCATTAACGCATTTGACTTTTGGCGGCAAGTAGTACAGGAGTTATTATTAGACGGTAACGCCTACATCGTGCCGGTTTATAACCCGGTCAGCATGGAGTTAGACCGGCTGGCCCTGTGTGAGCGCGGCACGGTCACGCACGATACTATTAACGACTATTACGAAGTGCGCGACCTTAACAACGGTATTAGCGGACGTTTCGCCGAGGACGAGATAATACACATTAAAGGGCTGACGCTACGCAATAGCAAAAAAGGCGTTAGCGTGCTGACATACGCCCGGCTAACTATGAGTATCGCCGCGACAGGCGACCAAGAAACGCAAAACCGATTTGCCAACGGCGGCAACGTGCGCGGCATAGTGTCTAACGATACCAGCGTGCGCGGTTTCGGCGAGTACCAAGACAAGCAGCTGGAGAAAACCGCCGAAAACTTAGATAGCCGTTTTCAAGGGGGCGAAAGAATTGTAAGCCTACCGGGGCAGGTGGATTTTAAGCAAATTTCGCTTAGTTCCACCGATATGCAATTTTTGGAGAGCCGCAAATTTACGGTAATCGAGATTTGCCGCTTTTTCAGTGTACCCCCGACGTTTGTATATGCCGACACCAGCAACAATTACAAGACCGTAGAACAGGCCGACGTAGATTTTTTAAGCCATACGCTTAACCCCCTACTGCGTAACATCGAGATAGAATTACGCCGTAAACTTATCGCGCCGTCGCTGTGCCGCAAATATAAATTCAAGTTTGACCGCCGCGAGTTATTCGCGTGCGACCTTAACGGCATGATGAACTACGGTACCAAACTTTTGCAGATTGGTACGACCGTAAACGAGGTGCGAAAGATGAACAATTTGGCACCAGTCGAGGGCGGCGACACGGTAATGGTGTCGGCGAACCTACGAGGTATTAACGAAATTGGCGTGCAGCCGCAACAGCCGGAAGCACCCGAAAACAAAGATAACGACAATGACGAAAAGGAATAAAGACACCGAGGTAAAACGCACCCTGCGTATCGACTGCGCAGAACTGCGCGTGCGTGAGGCTGGCGAGGGCGAGGCCCCCAGCCGCACGATTACCGGGTACGCTATCCTGTTTAACACCCCATCCGCGCCGCTATGGAGCGACGAGGACAGCGAGGCACGCGAAGTTATCGCCCCGGAAGCTATCACCAAAGAACTGTTAGACGGCTGCGACATTAAGTTTACCATGTACCATGACCGCCAGTTGATTTTGGGCCGCAGTAACAAGGGAGCCGGAACACTGGAATATTTCGTAGATGAAAAGGGCGTAGGCTTTAATTTGGAGCTGCCTAAATCACCTAACGGTGACGAGGCTTTAGAACTGGTTAGCCGTGGCGACATATCCGGGTGCAGCTTTGCGTTTACGACCCGATACTGGGATAGCGATTTTGTCGAGCGCACAGCAAAGGTAGTAAACGGTGCTACGCAGATAACCTACACGGTTAAGGCTGTAACTGGCGTTTACGATTTCACACTGGCGGCTGACCCTGCCTACCCCGATACGTCGGTAGAGGCACGCGAATTTACCGCCGGACTGCGTGAGGTTGAAACGCCCACCCCGGAGAAACCACAACCCGATAACGAGAAAATGCGCGAGCAGGTGCGCGAAATGCGCCGCGCTGCCGAGCAAAAACTAATATAATTTTTAACCTCAAAAAGTTTCAGTAATGAAAGAAAAGGACAAGAAGAAACCCGAAAAGCTGAACGTGCGCGAGTTGGTTAACAAATATCAGGCCAACTGCGACCGTATCGGCGAAATTGCCGAAACCTGCGAAAAAGAGCAGCGCGAGCGCACTGAGGCCGAGGACACCGAGTTTAAGGCACTCACACGCGAAAACCAGTTGCTGCAAATGAAAATGCAGGTGGCAACCGCAGAACACCTGCGCGAGAACCCCAACGCCGCCGCCGACGCTTCGCGTATTATCCGCGAGAACATGGAGAACGGCCGACAGACACAGATTTTGCTGGTGCGCGACCTTATGATGGTGTCGGACACCGCAGACAGCGCGGTAGTGCCTCTAAAGGTGCAGGACATTTTGACACCGCTAACCGAGGGTCTTATACTCGACAAGGTAGGTTTACCTATGCCTACCGGTCTGGCCGGCGATTATGTTTGGCCCACCTATGAGGCTGTCGAGGCTAATATTGTCGGCGAGGGCGTGGCACTGACCGATACTGAAATTTCGCTGAGTAAGCTGACCGCCTCGCCCCAGCGTATCGGTGTCGCTATTCCTATCACCCGACAAACCATTATTCAGACCGAGGGGCTTATCGAAACTATCGCTAAGAACCTCATGCCGCTGGCTGTGGCTATGCTTATCAACAAAATCCTTTTCAGCACCACAAAGGTAACTGGTGCTACCTCACTGGTAGGCCCCTACGTCGGTATCGCCGCAAAGGACGTTTTCAATTTCAGCGCAGAACCCACGTTCAAGGAGTTCAACACCGCAAAGGCTAAGGTACTGGCTACCGGCATTGACGGCGAACATCTGTGCTGGATTATGACAAAGGCGCAAAAGGCTATCGCCGAGGCTACCCCCAAAGACAAGGGCAGCGGCATTATGGTTTGTGAAAACGACCGTATCGCCGGACTGCCGGTATTTACCACCCACTATATCGGTGAGGGTAACATCGGACTGGGCGACTGGCGTTATCAGCCTATGGGTCTTTTCGGTGACATTTCGTTTGTTATCGACCCATACAGCCAAGCACGCAAAGACGCAGTAGATTTTGTGCTTAATGTCAATTACGGCACTACCACACTGCGCAAAGAGGCGTTTTTGCTGGGTAAGGTTGCAGCCGCATCTACCGGCGCATAATCAAAAGATTTTCCGCTATGGCAGTAGTGAGTTTGGCATTATTCAAAAAGCACGTCAGAGCCGACGATTTCGCCGACGATGACGAGTATTTAACGCACCTGTTGGGAGTGGCCGAGGTGTCGGTAATCACTGCGACTAACCGCACCGAGCAGGAATTAATCGCCGACAACGACGACGAGTTCCCGGCACCTTTGAAACACGCCGTAATGATGATGGCCGCACACTGGTATAACCAGCGCGAAAGTGTCAGCAGCGTACAGATGTATGAAGTGCCGGACGCACTACAGGCATTAGTTAAACCCTATCGAAAACTGGTTAGCGATGCAAGCAGGGAGAATGAAATATAAATTGGTTTTGCTGGAGCCGGTTAGCGACGCTGACGGTTTCGGTGAGGAAACGCCAGTCTATAAAGAGTTCCGAACAGTGGCGGCCGAGCGAGTGAAAACGAGCGGTAGCCGCAGCGAGGAAGTAGGCGAGCATTTCCCGGACTATCGCGCCGAGTTCAACATACGCGTCGCCCACCCGGTAAAAGAAAACTGGCGCGTAAAGCAACTGGGCGGCTATGAGTACACGGTGACAAACATAATACCGAATATCGACAGGGGCATGAAAACCTTAGTGTGTGAACGTGTAAACAAATAGTCTATGGCGGCGACTGTGCAATACGACGACGAGGATTTACAGCGGTTATTTGCCGAAATGGATACCAAAAAGCGGCTGAAAGCCTTAAAAGGTGCTTTTCGCCGTGAGGCTAACCGGGTACGCAAAACCGCATTAAATAACCTGCGTGGAAGCATCCGAACCGACAAAGATTTAGAGCGTGGAGTACGCGCCGTAGTGTTTAAGCGTAAAGCCGGATTTCGTGTTACCATCGGCACCAAAAAAGCCGGTAAAAGTGGCAAGGAGTACGGATTTCACACAAACCGCAAAGGGCTAAAAAAACCTGTGCTAATATGGGTCGAAGCCGGTACCAAGTGGCGAAAATCGAAAAAGGCTACCCGGTATTTGGTAGGCGGCAAATGGAGGACAGGACGCACACGCGGATTTATGAAACGATACGGATTTATGCAAAAGACCGCCGACGACGTGCGAAACAGCGTTACAGACAGTTTGCACAACGAATTAATTAACAGCGTAACTAAAGTAGCTAAAAAACATGGCTGTACCTAAAACATCATTAAGTGCCGGGGCGATTATCCGCGCCGTATTGCTGGAGGATGCCGAAGTAGCCGCAAGGACTAACAAGGTTTTCCCGGTGGCGACTGACAGCGCGGAATTACCCTACATCTTATACCGTCGTACCTCACTGTCGCCTAATCCGCAGAAAAGCGGACAGCCCGGCGCAGACGAAATACAGATAGAGGTAATTTGCTTTACGGAGCGATACGGCGAGGGCGTGGAGCTGGCAGAGGCGGTGCGCGGCGCATTAGACCAAATAACCGCAGAACATGACGGTATGCGTTTGCGCTCATGTTATCTAATCGACAGCGAAGAAGCCTACCAAGATGATGCCTTTGTGCAGCAGTTAGTATTCAGTGTAAAAATGTAGAACCGCGAAAAAGCGCATAGGAGCGCGTCAGAGCAACGGAGATAACAAACATAGTAAAAGTATCACCCGACACTCAAAACGCGCTTAGAACGGAAATTTGAAATTAATTTAACATTCATAAACAATATGGCGACAACAACGAAAACCGGCTACTGTAACGGTAGCGATATGCTGGTATATGTAGGGGGCAAGGCCGTGGGCCACTGCACCACCCACACTACCACCATGAGCAGTGAAACCAAAGACCGCGCCGTTAAGCCTGTAGCCTCTAAGGGTATTTCCGCAGGGCTGTGGAAAGGCAAAGGCGTGGTAGGTTTAAGTATCTCTATTTCGGCCGAGGGACTTGTATTCTACGGCGAAAGCGAAACCGGCTATAAAGCACTGGTAGCAGCGTGGAAAGCCGGAAAGAGCGTCGAGGTTAAATGTATGGAGCGCGAAAACAGCGATAAACCCTACCTCAAAGGTAAGTTTATCGTATCGTCGCTGGAACGCACAGACCCAGCGCAGGACGATAGCACCTACAGCGTCAATTTCGAGAACGACGGCGAACCCGACACACTCGACGAAACCGCAATTACTGAAACCCCCGAAGCAGACGCGGCCGGAGCATGAAACGCATCGAAATAACCATAAACGGCACGGCATACCCCTGTAGCCCCACTATGGGGGCTATGCTGCGTTTCAAGCAGGAAACCGGCCGAGAGATTACCGAGATAAACCCCACCAGCTTTAGCGACCTTTGTACCTATCTATGGTGCTGTGTAGTGTCGGCCGCAAAGCGCGAGGGCAAACCGTTTGACCTGTCGCTGATGGAATTTGCCGACAGCCTTACCCCGGAAGATATGACGGAGTGGAACGAGGCAATAACCGCCGAGGCCGAACCGGGCGACGACGCAGCCGGTGAAAAAAAAAGAAAACGCCGGTAGGTATCTACGACCTTTTAGGTATTGCCGTCGGCTGTATAGGAATTTCGCACGATGATTTTTGCAAATGTACTTTCGGCGAGTTTGAAAGTATCTGCAAGGCATGGCGCGAAATGACCGAGGGGCAGAACCGCGACGCATGGGAACGCGCCCGGACGATAGCCGCTATAATCATACAGCCGCACGTCAAAAAGAAAATAACGCCCAAGCAGCTTTTACCGCTGCCGTGGGATAAGAAAAAACCAAATACCCGAAGCGAGGCCCCCAAGCTCACCGCCGAGGAAAAACGCAAACGATTTGAAGAAGTAGCCCACCGATTAGGCGACGAAATAAACCAGTAAACCGCATGGCAGGAAAAAGCACCATATCAATTACATTTAAGCTGGACGGCGACGGCAAAGGCTTTAAGGCGATAGCGCAGGACGCTAACGGCCTACGCACCGTTATGGCTTCCACGCTTGAACAGTCAGAGGCGTTAAAAACGTCGCTGGTTAATTGGAGTGCCGCCGTACAAGGTTTGCAGGGTGTCGATAAGGCCGTTAATCAAATAGCCAGCCAGTTAAATTCTATCACCAGCGAAAGCGCGGAATTTAACAAGGCTATGAAAGAGGCTAACACGATGGCCGGTAAAGACAGCGCAGGGTTTAAGCAGCTCAAAGGCGAAGTAGCGGACTTAGCCAAAGAGATACCCATAGCACGCGACCAACTGGCTAACGGCCTCTACCAAACTATATCTAACGGCGTGCCGGAAGATAACTGGATAGAGTTTTTGAACACGTCGGCCCGGTCAGCTGTAGGCGGTTTGGCTGATATTAATAAAGTCGTCGGCGTTACCTCTACGATTATCAAAAACTACGGTTTGGAATGGAGCGCGGCGGCCGATATACAGGACAAAATACAGCTGACCGCCAAAAACGGCGTAACCTCATTTGAGCAGCTATCACAAGCCCTGCCGAGGGTTACAGGTAACGCCGCCACGCTGGGCGTGTCTATCGACGAACTTATGGGAACCTTTGCCACGCTTACAGGCGTGAGCGGTAACACCGCCGAGGTTTCCACCCAGTTAGGCGCGATATTTACCGCGCTGGTTAAACCCAGCAGCGAGGCCGCAGACATGGCGGCTAAGATGGGCATACAGTTTGATGCCGCCGCGATTAAAGCCGCCGGAGGCTTCCAAAATTTCCTAACCCAGTTAGACGGTAGTGTTAAGGCATACGCACAGGCTAACGGCGTGCTGGAGCAGGAGGTATATAGTAAACTGTTTGGCAGTGCCGAGGCTGTACGCGCACTGATACCTTTGCAGGGCGAGTTAGCCGACAAGTTTACGGCTAACGTCGCAAACATGGTAAACAGTGCCGGTACGATGGATGCCGCCTACGCTGACATGAGCAGCACAGGAGGGGCCGTTAATCAAATGCTGCGTAACCAGTGGGCCGCCGTGATAGATGTTATTTCGGGGGTCACATCTGCCGCACAGCCCTATATCAATTTTACCGCCGGACTACTTAGCACCGGGTCAAGTGCGGCTATCCTTATTACGACATTTAAGCAGCTCAACGTACAACAGGCGTTAGTAGCCACACGCGCTAAACTGGCAAGCGTGGCGATGGTGACGTTAGGGCTACGCGGTAAATCTGCCGCCGCCGTGGTGCGTGTTTTCAGTTCCGCTATGAAAGGCGGCGCGTACAGTGCTACGGCGTTAAAAATCGCGCTGCGCGGTTTGCTAATCGCTACTGGTATCGGCGCGGCTATCGCGGCGGTTACTACCATTATCGAGTTTTTCGTAAACGCCGCCGACGACGCTACCGAAAGCGTTGAGAAGTTAGACGACGCTACCGACGACTATACACAGGCCGCCGCCGCTGCCAAAGTGCAGATAGACCGCGACGTTAAGGCACTGGGCGACCTTATCAAAGCCAAAAAGAATACTAAGGAAGCCGTACAGCGTCTAAACGAAACATACGGCGAACTTTTCGGCGCACACAAGACCGCCGAAGAATGGTATAAAATTCTAACTGAAAAAAGCCAGCTGTATATTAAGCAGATTGGCTACGAGGCACAGGCGAAAGCATTGGCCGCTAAAATCGCCGAGGCTTCGATAAATAAGGAACTGGCCGCCGAGCGTAAAGCCGAGTTAGAGCGAGCCGGAAAGCATAAGACCACGCAGGTACGCACGGCTGGAAGTAGTACCACCGGCTATGTGCAGACCTATACGGTAGAAGTCGAAACCGAGGAATACAAACAGGCTAAAAAGGATATGGCCGACGCTGCCGCGACCGAGGCGGAATTACAAAAGCGTTTGGATGTCATTACCAAAAAGACCGGCGAGATAAACACGGAAATAAACCGTGGGCTGGCTGGTGCTAATTCTGAGGTTAAGGTTAGCGAAATGACATGGCAGCAGCTAACCGACGCTATCGACAAAACCGAAAAAGCACTAAAGAATACCACCGACACCGCCGAGATTAAGCGGTTACGCACCTATAACGACCAGCTCAAAGCGCGTAAAAAAGTCTTAGAGGGTATGACCGGGTTAGGCACCCAGCGCAACAGCAAAAAGAAAACCGCTGTGGCTGACCCTAAAACCTATGAGGAACTAAGCACCAACATAGAGATTTACAAAAAGAAGCTCACCGGGGCCGATACCGAGGAACAGCGAGTAATACGCGAGAAAATCGCACGCTGGGAAAAGGCACGCGAGGCTATCGAACTGGTGCAAAAAGAGGCAGAACGCCCGGCCACGCTCAATACCTTAGAGGACATAGACCGCGAAATTAGTTACCAGCGCACTTTACGGCAAAAGGCTACCGCCGAGAATATCGCCGGGATAGATGCCGAAATTAGACGGCTGGAGGAACTACGCGGCCAACTGGAGCGCACCGGCTTTGCGCCTACGCCGATAGCCGATATTAAGACGTATGAGCAGCTTAACCGCGAACTGGCATACTATACCGCCCTACTGGAAAAAGCGGACGCGACCCAGCGCGTTACCGTGCAGAAAAATATTAACGACCTCAACGAACTAAAAAAGGCATGGGACTACGTTTTAGACGACTTGAAAAAGCCGGGCGACGTTTCCGCGCTTAATACCATCGAGGAATTAGACGAGGCCATTAGTTACTACCAGCAGAAGCAGAAAAAGGCCAGCGGCGAGGAAATACAAAATATACAGCTGACTATCGACGCATACGAAAAGAAACGCGACGCATTACAGCGCGGTATCGAAATACCGTCAATGCAGCGCGAAGTAGCGGAAATAAACAAGCTGACCGGGCGCGAGTACAAAGTTAAAATTAGCGGCATGGGCTTTGATGAACTGACCGCCAAAATTAACGAACTCAACCGCCTATTAAACGACATAAACCACCCAGTAACCGCGACCCAGCGCAAAGATATTGAAAGCCTTATAGCGACATACGAAAAGTGGCGTAAAGAGGGTATTAACGCCTTTGGCACTTTCCGCGAGGGCTGGGACGGCATAAAGGGTATCGGCGGCGGCGTGGAAAGCATCACCGACGCGCTGGAGGGTAACGGCAACGCATGGCAGACCGTCACCGGCATAGTAGATGGCTTTTTGCAGATTTACGACGGTATTAAAACCGTTGTGGGTATTATCAATATGCTTAGTTCTGTCACGGGAACACTCACTGCTGCAAAAGCCTCAGAGGCTGTAGCAGTGGGTGCGGCCACCGGTGCGCAAACTGCCGAAGCGGTAGCCGCTGAGGCGACAGCAGCAGCACAGGCGCCGGTTATCGCTGCTAATAAAGCGGCGACAGCAAGTTTTATGGAACTGGCCGCAGCGTCTTATTTTGCCGCACACGCCTATATACCATTTTTCGGATTTGGTATTGCTTCTGGGTTTGTTTCTGCCGCCGCAACTATAGTAAAAGGCGTTGGAGCGTTGAGTGTAACGCCTTTTGCCGACGGTGGTATAGTCAGCGGCCCCACTGTCGGACTTATTGGCGAATATGCCGGCGCGGCGAACAACCCGGAAGTGGTTGCGCCGCTCAACAGGCTCAGACAGCTCATACAGCCTGTCGGTGGCGGCGGCACCGTAACGGTGCGCATGCACGGCCGCGAGCTGGTGGGAGTGCTGGACAATGAATACCGACACAAAAAACGCACACGATAATGGATGCAACAGAAACTTACTACAGAGCCAGTTTTGTGGGCAGAGATCCGAAGAAGGATACCGATGTTTATTGGAATCTCACCATTGAGGGAAAGCCGCGTGAGGTTTTCCGCGAACCCATGACGGTTGACTTGGCCTATGACGGTTGTGCCGAAGTGGAATGGACCGAGGTTGACAAGGTGGAACCCATACAGGGATCGTCACTGTCGCTCAAGCTCATTTCTCCGGGCGACCGCACGCTGACCGACCTATACACCGTGGAGCCGACTTCGCTTTTCGTGACTCTGATGCGCAACGGCAAATTATGGTGGATAGGATCGCTGGACCCGGAAATGTATTCCGAGCCATACACATCAACCGGAGGTTATGAGGTAACAGTCACCGCATCGGATTTTGGGGTGCTTGACCGTATGGATTTTGACGGCACCGGCGTTATCAGCATCCAGAACATCATTGACAGCTGCATAAGCCGCATGTATCCCTTGGTGCCCAAACCAATGCTGGCTGCAAGTTTCCGAAGTACCAAACCGTCCGACCTGTCGGCCTTGTTTGTGGATTCGTCCAACTTCTACGATGAGGACGGTGAACCCATGAGCTGGCATGAAGTACTGGAGGCAGTGCTGCAGCCTTTGGGTCTGCGTATCATGCAGCGGAGCGGACGGATATACCTGTACGACATCAATTCTCTTGCAGAGCCTTTGGGGCAAACCATGCAGGCCGAAGAAATATGGTGGAGCAGCGATGACGCGTCCTTGAGCGTCGATGACACATATGACAAGGTCACGCTCACGCTCTCGCCATACGTGCCGGACGCACTGAACACTGATATTGATGAGAACAAGGTGCTGGCCGACATTGTTCCCGAAGGGGTATGCAGCGAGGAGGAAACAGGGTTTGAAAATTTTGTCCCTGTGTATCCTTTCTATATCGCCCATGGGGAGGCTGACAAGAAATGGGGAGGGCTAACATTGGGCAGCGGCGCGCAGTTCTTCAGGATGCGTGGCGGAAAGCACAATTGCGCCGGAGTGGCATGGGAGTTTGCGCCGGATCCGGACGAGTTTAAGAAGGCTATGGTTGAACAAGCCTTGGATTGGAATTATCTGAGAGGAAAAATCACGCCTCAGGTGCATGCCGTGTCAAGCGCGCCCATGGAGCAGCCGTGCACGCTTTTCCCGAAACGGGACTTTGACGGATCAATAAACAACTTTCGCAACCGGAAGGACGGCGTAGCGATTCCGAGGCTATTTGATGGCGATGAGCCGATGATAACGCTGCCGCGCTTTTATGTGCCGAAAAACGAATCGGAACAGGCCAAATGGTCGCTGCGTGAAATCCTGACATCCGATTATTACACTCGCCGCAGGTCAACCCGCATACACATTAGCGCGGAGATGCTGCTTGATGTAGCACCATGCCCGTTCCAGACAGGCAGATATTCAAAATGGATGCGAAAGAGGTTCAATCTTGATTATGCCTTTGTGCCATGCCGTCTTCTGCTCTACGATGCGCAGGGGAATGTGACACATCATTGGCAGAATGTATGGCAGTTGCGCACAAAACGCGACCCGCAGTCGCTAATCACCGAAAACCGCGAAGACGATGTAACGGAGCAGACCATGGGATGGGAAACCGGAGAGGGAGAATGGGGTGATATGTGGCTGGCATATTATGCCTCAAGCTACAATGCCGACGAGGGGAGCAGGCGTTATTCTTTTTGCTGGGACAGTGATGAGGCCAAATGGGTAAGCAACCGCCCGGTGCGCACCAATGACAAGCTTGGTGCCATGGTCAATGACGAAAAGAACAAGGGGTTCATGGAATACAAGGGCGAATATATTCCATTGCCGCCTGTGGCGGGATGGATAGAGCTACAGATAGGAGTGGGCATACTGCCGGGATTCCAAGTGTTTGAACCGCTCTTCGGTAGCGGGCCGTTCGGTAATCCGAGCGACATAGTCACGGTGGACTTCAACAATGCTGAAAATTTCATTGCCGAGTATGATGTGTGCAATTATCTGCGCTGGCAACTGTTCAAGGACATATCCATAAAAGAGGTTGTATTGGGTGATGAGGGAACCATAGATGCCGACAAAGAGGGCGCGGACGATATAGTTTACTCCGCATGGCTTAACCGGGCGGCAGAAGACACGCTGGAGATAGACACCACGGTTGGCACACCCGGCACTTTGGCCGCGCCCACGGCCCGGTGCAAGATAATGGACAAGAACGGGAACGCCATTAACCAGTTCACGCGGGGAGATGTCACCGATACGCTTGAGCGTCTGCTGATAGGTACCGTTTACTCGCAGTATGCCGCTCGTCACAATGTGCTGAGCGGGGAATGCGCCACGCGTGCCTCGGGGCTGCCCCTGTACACTGATGCCGCCGCGCCGGGTGAAATATATCTTGGCGTGTCGGAAGTCGCGGAACTGATAACAGGTACGAGCACAGTGAAAATAGTACAGATAGAACAAGACAATTACCAAGGTCCGACAACCATTGAAAAATCATAAGCATGGGAAAGAAGACATATAATATAGGAGTGACCAAACAGGCGGCGCGATTGCGCAAATTCATGCACACGGGACAATACGGCAATGCCTATTCGGCGAAAAAATCCGTTACCACGATTCTCTCCGGCAATCAACAGGAGGTGGATACGACCCGTTTCATGACATGGGAAAAATTTGCGGATTTCTTTCGGAGAATCATACATACCGACAACAAAACGAATACGGAAAGCACTCACATAAGAGCCATCCATCCGCTTGAGGACAGTCAGGGAGAGCCGTATGCCACGGAAAAATATGTGACCGACCATGCGACAGAGATAATAGGCACGGATGATGAGACAGTACCGACAGACACAAATGTGTTTTCGGCACTGCGTGCAAGGGCGGAGTTCATGCGCCGGGGCATTGTCGAGAGTGTGAAACACCTTTGGTCGTTCCTTATGGGAATACACATTGGCGATTACATAAGCGGAAGCCGTGGCGCGTCCATAGATGAGGCAGGAAACGCCGAGGTGGAAAGCATCTTTGTGCGCTCCTGCATGAAGGTTATGGAGCTCATATACAACAGGATCAATGCAGTGGAGGGAGACACCACATTTGCGGATTCCGGGGTGATTGACAGTCTGGACGGCAATACAGCCGTTATGCGCAAGCGGTGGGACGGCGATTTTACTTCATTCCAGCCCGGCGACATAGTGTACGGCTATGTCAATGACATGGGCAACACCACCGCCAAGACATACTACAGGGCTTGGGCGTGGGTGCGGAGAGTGAATCGCGATGACAATTCGCTCGAGTTGATGAGGTACGCGGATACTGATGTGCCCGGAGGCAAGAATTTCGCTGTAACAGCGGGCATGCGCATAGCGAAATTCGGCAACAATCTTGAACCGAATGCCGAAAATGCCACTCAGTATCCGACGGTGATAAAAAACGGGAGCAACGGATACACCAACGTGCGTCAAAGCTGCTTCTACATATCCACCGAACAAGGATGCATCATACAGTACACCGGTGTCAACAGTCCGAGGATAAGCCGAGAGAACTACGGCACCATACTTGGCAGGATACCTGATGGAGCATTGGCCCCGGAAATAATGGAAAAGCTCAATTCCGACCATCCATATATGTATTCTCGCGGCGTGCTTGTGCAGGATCTTATCCGTATAGGGTATGAGGGAGTCCCGGTGCGCACAGCAAACTACCGTGGCCAGTGGAGCGAGGATACCGCGCAGTCTTCCAACGAGTATTACCGTTATGCCAATGACACTTACGACACCGTGACATGGCGCGGCGCGATGTGGCAATGCGTGTCAGAACATGCCGATGCCAATGAACCCGACGACAGCAACGCCTCATGGGCACGCATGACCTCGGTGGAGACAGCGTACCAGCCAAATCTGCTGTCAGGGACGCGCTCGGGTGTGTGGGATTTCAGCTTCTTCCACGGCACGGCATCCGGGATAGCGTATGAGCTGGAAATTGCGGACGGGCGCAGGGAGGATGTGTTCACCCAGACGGGGAGCGAGCAGACGGGCAACTGGCACACGGCGTACATAACGGCATACTGTGAGGCGTTGGAGGCAGGAAAGGAATATGAGGTGTCGTTTGACTGCAAGGGGGTGGGGGCGAAAGTGAGCTTTGCGGTGACTCTTTCGGGTCCGGGGATAACGTATCCGGGAAGTGTGGAGACGGAGGCGACGGAGGTATGGCGGCGGTGCCGGATGAGGTTCACGATGCCTGAGGGGAAGGTGCTGGGGATGGCACTGACTGTGAGTCTGCGGGGTGCCGGTGAGATGCGCATGCGCGACATCATGGTGGCACCGAGGGGGTATGCCAAATGGTCACCGAGCTACAATGACCTCAAGGGCGAAGACGGAAAGGACGGTACTGACGGAATTCCGGGGACAAACGGTAAAGACGGTAAGGATGGTAAGGACGGCACAGACGGAATCCCCGGAAAAAACAGCTATCTACACATAGCGTATGCGAAGAACGACTATAAGGGTAATCTCCCCCACCCGACATCACTTGCCGGGTTCAGCACCGTGCCGTTTGATGGCTCAGGGCTGATAGGTGTGTATGTAGATGAGACTAAGGCGGATTCCACAGACCACAGCAAATATGCGTGGAGCGTTTACAAAGGCTACGATGGCAAGGACGGTGCAAACGGCAAAGATGGTAAAGATGGTAAAGATGGAGCGAATGGCAAGGACGGCTATGGACTCAGGCTTGTTACAAATGTGACCGCCAATGAAGAAAAATGGCAACGCTTTGAAAAGGCAAGCGGCAACGACAACGGCTATTCATTCTCCAGAGGAGGAGATACTGTGCTTGCCACCATAACAGCTAACGCGAGGGCCGATGTGCGTCAAGGCGACTACTTCCAGTGCGTGGGAAAGGCCACAGACAGCGGCAACTATCACAAAACAACATTCGTGGCGACAAATGATCCGGGGTCAGTAATGCGGGGTGAGTACGTGTGCCATGAGACAAGTATGCGGGGTGAGACTGGTGTAATGGTATATCCTGCCGGGGTATATTCTTCAAGCACGAGCTATTCGGCTTCTTCTTCAAACAGTCCTGTAGTGTATTACAATGGGGAATATTATTATCTCAAACCCGGATTGACATGGGCGGCAGGACAAACGGCCACCCCAGCATCAAACAGTGCCACGGGAGATGCGGCATCATGGGTACGTATGGACAAATTCAATTCCGTATATGCAGAGGTTCTGTTTGCCGAGTTCGGCAAGCTTGGCAACGGCATTTTCTGGGGCGAGTGGTTCTTCTCATCCAAGGGCAGCCTCAATGACGCCGAAACGGATGATTACTCCACTTTCAACGGATCTTTTTCCGCCGGCACATTTATACCGCATTGGGCAGTCAATCTCAGTAATGGTAAGTTTTACACATTCCCGACATCAGCCGACTCCATCGGTATAGAAGACGGCATACTGAAAGCCGGACAACTCGGCCGCCGAATACTGCTGTCACGATCAGGCATGATCATGGAGGGAGACGGTGGATCTGTGGATTGGAGTGTAGCATCAAGAGACAGCAACGGCATGTTGCAGGTTAAAGCCACTGGAAACGATGCTGGTGCCCTGTCTGCATATGCGGCTGGCAACTATTCAAGGTCTTTCCATTCAGCTGCCGGGGTCGTCTCGTCAAACAATTATATGGGGAGCTACGGTGTACTTGCATTAGAGGGATCAGGCTTAAACTATGGAACGTCCATAAGGTTTGGAACATGGCTTCTGAAAAGCACCGGAACAAATTGGTTGCAAGTTGCATTGCCGACGGCCAGAAATGTGGCTCGTTGGATAATGCCGGCTGTAACAGCAACAAGCCAGTTGCCCGATTTTGCCGTAAGGCTCACCATAGTGTGCAGCCGCGAGAGCGTTGTTGCTGTTTCCATCCGGCCTCCTGAATTTGCCCCAGATGGCGACGCATGGAAGACGCGCTACCTGTCCCCATCTAATGTGATGGAGCTACTGTTGGTCAACACCCAATCCGGTTATAGGGTGTATAACATCAATGGAGGCGGCTCAGCCAACGCACCAACGTAAAAAACTTATAAATACATTATTATATATGAGAGCGATAAACTACAAGAGTGATTTTGACTTCATACCGAAGCTGAAAGACCGCAACGGCAAGGAGGTGCGGTTTCCCGACTGTGACTGGGAAGCAGTACTGTGGGTGTCGAACAAGGCGAACAACTACAAGGTGTCGCGCAAGGGCGAGCAATACACCAACTGCTTCGTTGAGGAGAACGGTGACGTGCATTTTGTGGTGAACGGCCATCATCTCGGCATCGGAGTGCTGAAATGGGATCTTCACGTGGCGTTGCCAAACGAGATATACCCCGACGGCCTGCAGCACCTGTGTTGGCCCGAGAGCCTTGATATTGAGCTTGTGGCGGGTGCGGGTGAGTGCCCGACAACAGCAGAGTTAGAGGCGATGCTTCCCTACATCAAAGGCGAGCCATTCACCTACGATGACTTCACGCCCGAGCAGATAGCGGAGTTGCAGAAGCCCGCTACAGATGCGGCGGCTTCCGTGTCTGAGTTAGAAACAAACATACAAGAAACCGAAGCGTTGAGGAAAGACGCAGAGCAGACGCGAATATCAAATGAAAACTCACGCACAAGCGCGGAGAATGACCGTGTACGCGACGAGAATATCCGCAAAGCAAATGAAACTTCGCGGCAAAGCGATGAAACTTCACGCCAGAGCAACGAAACGGCGCGTGTGGAAGCGGAAACAGCCCGTGCCGAGGAGTTCGCCGCATGGCAGGGCGAGATTGACTCAAAGGCCGACCGTTCGGAGCTGAGCAACGTGTTTGCCGAAGAGCCGCTGACGCCCGAGAACTTCCCCGACATCAGCACCTACACCCGTGAGGAGCTGAAAAAGGACTTGTTCATAGACATGTGGGACAGCGCGTGGGGCAAATACGGCAAGTATGACCCGGACAATGCGCCGGATGCGGAGCACCCCTACATGGGGAACGAGATTTGGATGACTTATGAGGAGGCTATGGATGTGCTGGCGGTATCGGTTTTATACACGAGTGATGCCGCAAACCTATATGCCCATAAATACCCAAAGGTGAGAACTCTGATACCGACAAGGCTATATGGCGTAGAGTCGTTGAGCTATATGTTTGCGTACTGCGACAGCCTTGTTGCAATCAGGCTCATATCGGGGTACGGAGAGATAGTGCGACCGTCGTCGGTCAAGGGCCTGTTTTATTATTGTGCTAATCTCCGCACCGTGTCGGGGATAATCAATTTGACCGATACAAAAGATGCCGATTTCTTTGTGTCGGGATGCCCGAAACTGGAGAGCCTGTTTTTGTCAAACATAAAGATTGACATAGATTTGTCCCCATGCCCGTTATTGCAATTTGCGAGTATGCAATACATGATTGACAACGCGGCGAACACAGCGGCAATCACTGTCACCGTGCATCCGGATGTGTATGCCAAACTGTCTGACGAAACGAACGCCGAATGGCATGCGCTTCTGGCACAGGCGGCTGAGAAGAATATAATTTTTGCAACCTTATAACGATATGGCTAAACAAACGATACTAAAGGAGCGCGGCACGGGCGAGGTGATGTACCCGCAGACTCTGGCGCGCCTCGTGCAAACTACAGTGGGTGACAATGTGGATGAGGGGCTGGAGAAAGCCAAGTTCAAGGTGTTCGTGGATATGTGGAACCAGGCGTGGAAGGTCAATGGCGTTGAGTACGGGCGCTACGATCCGGAGAATGCACCCGATGCCGAACATCCGTTTATGGGCAATGATATATGGATGACGTATGAGGAGGCGTTGGCAGTATTATCGGCCCCCGTCAAAAACGGAGAAGAGCTGCAAAGATGCTATGCTTATACAACGTTGCGGCCACGCACAAATATCTGCTTTGTGGAATCGTCGAATTATACTGATTACTATTTATCTTTTTTCGCAACGGGACAAACCGAATTAGAGACGGCAAGGATAACCCACAATAGCAATGGTATAAGGTGTAAGGCCGCAGCTTCCATGTTTTCGGGATGCATAAAATTGACAGATGTCTTTGGCATTATGATTGACCTTAGTAACAATGTCTGGACAAATGCATTCCATCATTGCTATAAGCTTAAAGAAGTGAGGATAAAAGGTTTGCTGCATGACATTTCGTTTGAGGACTCCCTGCCGCTGAGCTACGAGAGCATCAGCTACCTCGTAGCCAACGCTGCCAACACAGGCTCTATCACCATCACCGTCCACGCTGACGTCTATGCCAAGTTGACAGGCGAGTCAAACACCGAGTGGCATCAGGTATTGCTTGACGCCGCAGAAAAACAAATAACATTCGCAACAACCAACTAAAAAACTATAAAGATATGGAAAAGACTTACAAAGCATCAATCAACATGTGGGAGCTGAGCACCGATGCCGCCCACATACTGCACCGCATCGGCTCGGACGACTATCCCGAGATACGCAAGGCGATGGTCAAGGCAGATTACGCGGACAGCTACGAGGAAGTGGCCGTGGAGGACATACCGCCGTACACCAAGGCCGAGTATGACGCCAAGGTTGCGGAGCTTGTGCATGAGCGGTACACCGCCGATGAGGAGTCGGCCCTGCACCGCAAGATGATTAACGCCATCATGTCGCCCGCCACGGTAAGCGAGGAGGGCGCGGCTGACAAGGCTCTTGAGGAGTATGAGGCGTACAACGCATACGTGCAGGGGTGCAAGGCGAGAGCCAAGGAGCTGCTGGGCAACGCCACAGAGCAAGAAAACTGAATCAACTAATCTCAAATTGGCTTAAATATGACACATCCATCCGAATTATTGCGGTGGGGATTTACTGCACTTGGTGCGATGATGGCGATATTACAACCGGCATTGCCGTATATATTGATATGCACACTTGCGATTCTTGCGGACTGCTACACGGCGTGGTCGCTGTCGCGGAGAGCGCGAAAGGCTATGCCTGACAGGGTGAGCAAGGACGGCAAAAAGTTTAAGAGTCACCATTTCGGGGCTGTGCTGCTGACGATGCTCAAAGCGTGGACACTGATTGTATTGGCGTACCTGATACAGTACTACATCACAAACGAGATGCCGATAGACCTTACCAAGGTAGCGGCAGGTGCTATATGCTTTTGGCAGATATGGTCAATGCTGGAAAATGAGTCAAGCTGCAATGACGCGAAGTGGGCAAGACTCTTGCAAAAGATATTGATTGACAAGACATCAAGGCATTTTGATATTGACCTTAACGACTTAAAACCTAAAGACGAGGGAGATGGCAACAGTTGA